AAAACATTTGGTGGTCGTGCTTCTGGCCCACTTCCATTACAAAATCTATTTACATTTGTAACAGAGACATTTAAGGGGGCTAAAGGACGTAAGCTGAATAGTCTAGAAGTACATGATATTATATGTATGATTGGTGACATTGTTGTTGTTGGTGGTGTGAGACGTAGTGCATTGATTGGTCTATCTAATCTAACTGACCACAGAATGCGTGATGCTAAGACAGGTCAATGGTATCTACCAGTACAAGACGGCGGAAATCCACATAGGATGTTAGCTAATAATTCAGTATGTTACACGGAGCAGCCCGATGCTAAAACTTTTTTGGAAGAATGGCTCAGTCTCGTTAAGTCGGGGTCTGGGGAGAGGGGGATCTTTAACCGCATTGCTGCACAAAATCAAGCCTCTCGTTGGGGAAGACGTAGTGCTGATCTTGATTACGGATGCAATCCATGCTCAGAAATTATACTACGAGATAAACAATTCTGTAACCTTACAGAGGTTGTTGTTAGACAATCAGATACATATAATGAACTCAAGAAGAAGATTGAACTGGCAACAATACTTGGAACATATCAATCAACCCTTACGGATTTCAAGTTCTTATCCGAAGAATGGAAGAAGAATACAGACGAAGAAAGGCTGCTAGGAGTTAGCCTGACAGGTATTATGGATAGCCCGTTACTGAATGGGGCTAAAGATGCGGTGCTACAACATAGGGAATTGGTACGGGGACTACCTACATTACTACAGGAGTTAAGAGATCATGCTAGGAAGGTTAATATTAAATGGGCTGAGAGACTTAACATACCTGTTTCTACTGCTATTACTTGCGTTAAGCCTTCTGGGACTGTTTCTCAGTTGTGTAACTCTGCTAGTGGGATTCATGCTAGGTTTGCCCCTTACTACATACGCCGTATTCAATTAGATAAGAAAGATCCAGTATGTCAATTCTTATTAGACAATGGATTTCCTCTAGTTGATTATGAAGCTAAGAAGGAAACAACAATGGTGGCTAGTTTCCCTATGAAAGCACCTGAAGGGGCAGTATGTAGGGGTAGCCAAACAGCAATAGAGCAGATGGAACTATGGTTGATGTATCAAGACGATTGGTGTGAACATAAGCCTAGTTGTACTGTGTACGTGAAGGAAGATGAATGGGTAGGGGTAGGCGCATGGGTCTGGGAGAGATTTGATCGCATCTCAGGAATAAGCTTTTTGCCCCATTCTGACCACGTATACCAACAAGCACCTTACGAGGACATTACGAAAGAACAATATGAGGAAATGCTTTCTAAAATGCCTACAGAGATTGATTGGAGTGCTATGATTGAGGATAAGGATAATACGGAAGCATCACAAACTCTTGCGTGTGTGGCAGGGGCTTGTGAGATCTAGGGCTGTAATTGATGCTGCCTTGGCAGAAGTTTCAACAAATACAGGTTGTATCCTTGAGTGCTTTCTGAATGAAGAAGGGAATGCGTGTGTTAGTTGTGGGCGAACTCTACAGGAGATAAAGGATGATGGAATTAGAGCAAGAGACAAACTTCAATCTAGAATTAAAGAAACAACTGATGCTTCTAGCAGCCCAGTTAAGAGATCTAGATGATGCTAATTTGGAAGAAGGAGTAATACTAAAGATAGAATATCCTGATGTACCTAATCTGTATTTTCAGATAGTGGTACAGGAGTTAGATGAGGATTCAGTTCTAGAAACCGAAATAGATAAGAGGGTACATTGATATGAAACTTGCAATAATAGGTAGTCGGTCATTAAAAGAAGAACAAATGGTGTGGGAAGTTATCCATACTTTTGTTACAGGTCACGCAGTTGAGGGAGTTCCCATTACCCTTATTTCAGGTGGCGCAGAGGGAATAGATGGATTCGCTAAGTCTTATGCTAGTAAATGGAGTATGGATCACGTAGAGTTCATCCCATACTTTAAACTAGACAGGGCTTCCACTTATTCAGCTAGACATTTCTTTATCCGTAATAAACAAATCATTGACAATGCGGATCGAGTGTTAGCAATATGGGACGGGGTTTCCAAGGGGACTGAGCATGGTATTAAATATTCTCAGAAGACAGGGAAACAAGTCATGGTTATAAAAAGGAATATAACTTAATCCCCACCCCTACGTTTCATCATATAGTTTTCTAGTTTAGCAAAGCGATCTTGTATTTCTTTATGATGTTGGAGTGCTTCACTTTTAAAGGAGTTAATAGCTTCTTTAAAGGTGAGTGCGCTAACATATTCTTCTGCAATTTTCAACTCTAATACAGCAAGTTTATCACAAGTAATTCTACCTTGCGCTCTACACTCTGTAATCTTTACTAATAAGAATCTACCAAACCATAGCCCTGCTGCTACTAATAGTCCTGCTGCTGCTACTAATAATTCAAAAAGCCACTCGGCATGATTTGCGTGTTCCATTATTATTATTTTCCTTTATTAGTTTCATAGGCTTCATTAAATTTTATTCTTATTTCTTTATCTTGTAAAACTTTTAGATTTGTGTGATGATATTTTCCATATAGGTGCATTGCTTTATCCATATCTCCATCTAACATACCTTGAAGAAATTCATCAGATCCTAGTTGTTTTTGAAGATTAATTAAAAACACTTCTTCTTGTTGAGAATAAGTTAATTTTCTAGGGTCATTATGTTTTTTTGCTTCTTTAACCCAACTTGGAATAACTTTGTCTTCATCCGTATATAAATTTATTAATCTTTGTAATCCTGTTTGAAATGCAGAACCTTTTTTCTTTTTATCCTTTGTTAACCTTTTAAATTGAAAATGTCCCGCAGCAGTTGAGGATTCATTATATTGATCCTCTCCTCCATTACTTTCAACAAGATGAACAGCCTTTATGAATTTCCTTAAATTTTCTTTAGCATTATTATCATTTGAACGATTACCCAATATTACACTTGCTCCCACCTTTGGTGGTTTGTTCGCTTTCTTTAGATTCTCTACTTCATCTGTCAAGTCTTTAGCATCCTCGAACCTCTCTATTGTAAGAGGTACTTGTTCTTCCCCATCTTCTAAGTAGATAGATTTACCTGCTTCTATACGATCTAATGCGTGTTTCTTTGCTTTCTCTTCTATTTCTTTAGGCAATGGTTTTCCTGTTCTAACTGACTCAAGAATTGCTTCCATATCTAAATCGGTGGTATAACCATTAACTGATGGAACATCAACTATCTTACCATCTATTGTTACCCCAACGGTATATTCAGTTACTTGAACTTCCTCTCCATCTTCCATTGTTACAGTGTGCTTCCCTGCTGCAAAGCCCTCACCTTTGTGTCCTTGAGTTGGATCATTCCTAACCCCATACCCTAAGTCTTTATTGTTATTTTTAACATAGATAGAAGTAGCAGTTATAACGTCCTCAGAGGTATCTTTTTTTTTTACCTGTCCCTCTGGTATAGGATCATAGGGCATCTTATCTATTTTGTCCAACGCTTCTAATAGTTGTTCCCTAGTGGGAGTGGGAGGTAGTTTCATTCCCTGAGTTTGCTCTTTAGGAGCAGAGGGCGAACTAGGCGTTTCTTTTACTAACCCAGTTAAGCTACTAAGATAAGGAACTGATTCCATAATATTATCTTTTAAGAAACTTTCGTCACCAGTACCAGTATTTTTATTATCTAATTTAGAAATAAGTTTAGTGAATTTCTGAAATCTTTCTGAATACATTGCATTCATATTGTCGGCTGCTGCTGCACTACCATCTATAAATTTATCTATAGATAAACTACGAAAACTAAGCCTACCGTTATTAATTGTAGTTTTAATCTCAATACCTTGTTTGCTAAGATTTTTTAATTCAATATTAATATCATCATCTATTTGCTTTATCCAGTTTCTAGCAGTATCCTCCACTTTCCCTTTAGCTGTGTTAGTTAAAGAAGATAAAAAAGCGGGATCATCACCTGCTATATACTCATCAAATAGTTTTTCCGTATTTTTAAAGGCAACTCCAGTTGGGTTTTTAAATCTTTCTGCATTTGCGGTTATGCTATTTAAACCATCCACTACTGCCTGACTTGTCATATCCCGTTTCCAATCAGGATTTTCAGAAAACATTTCCTCACCTCTACCCGATGCAAGAACTTGTTTTATTAACTTTGTTCCTTCAACAGCAGCATCTATATCATTGTCCTTATCACTTAGATCGTTGTTTGATTTTTTTAATACAGTAGATTCAACCACAGCTATGTTATTGCTCATAAATTCAAAAAACTTTCTTGCAATTTTCCTTGTTTCGTCAGTGGCGTTTTTTCCTGAAAGCATCTCTGTTGCGCCTCCAAATTCACGAAACATAGTCATCATAAAGACTGCTCTTTGTTGTGGTATACCAGTATCAACAAGAAATTTTCTAAAATCAGCATTGTTAATTATTTTTACACTATTCTCTAAACGCTTGCTTTTATCTGTTCCGTTGATTTTTGCTAGTGTAGCTGTCTTCGATGCTGTCAGTTGATTCTCAAACAGTGCTAAATTTTTAGCAACACTTTCATCTCCTGCTAGCGCACTTGCAGATAGTCTAGCCTGTGTTAGGGCAGCACTATATTCTTTCTCGATATTAGCTACTACCGCACCCTGCTCCTCTAGGGGTATATTATCAGGTAAATTTCCCCACTTCTGATTTATTCCTTCAAGCTCAAGCCATGTAAGATTGTCTAAATCTGAAAAACCATCTTCATTTTTTTTAAGCATTTTATTTCTGACTTCTATCTTCTCTGCTTCCTCTAATTTAGCATACGTTTGTAAATCGGCTGCTGCTCGTTGTGCGCTTCCTACAGTTCTGTTGTATGTCTGATTTTTTTCAAAGACTATAGGCCAATTAGTTTGTCCGTTTTTTAGTCGGGGTAGGCTAGCTTCTCTTTTTAAAAACTGTTCTGCTTCCTTTTTTTGGTTATATAATATATCTGCATTAACAGCATCTCTTTGTTTTTTTAATTGGTCTGTGTAGTCACTAACTCCTGAAATTTTGTGCATATAATTCATATCTGAAATAATTTCGTCTTGTAATGAAGGGTGTCTAGAGACAGCTTCCTTAACAATTTCATTCATCTTATTTTGATATTGTGATTCGCTTAACTTTCCCTGCACATGACCAAGACGCATTTTATCCATCTTTGCTTTTGTATTATCTCTAACTAGATTAATTGATGCTATTGCTTCAGTTCCAGTAATCTTTATCCCATCAGGAGTACTCCCACCGAGAGTTCTATATGCCTCTTCTTCATACCAATCTCCGATATTCCTCTCTTGAGCTAGTTCTCCCTCTTGCTTTTCTATTATAGAATCTCTTTGCTCATTAGGCATAAAGGAATCTATTGCTGCTGCTGCTTTTTGCTTAGTCTCCTCAAGCACCATTCCATCGTGCATTTCTTTTAGATAACCTATACCACTGGTAATTCCCTCCGTCCCAATCTGTATGGCATCTGCTCCCAAACTACTGTATTTTCTTTTTACTCCGTCATATACAGTATCAATTCTGTCAGCCTTGACTTTTAGTCGATTGTCAGTCGGTGCGCCAAATTGAGCAGCTTGTGTTTGTTTTTTCTTGTTATAATCTATTCTACTAGCCATGATTTATTTGCCTTCTTGTAAATATAGAGGTTCTGTCTCTGGATCTCTTACTAGTTCTAAGATTTTCTTGATTTCAGGCAGCGCAGGGTGCTTTATATCTTCTAATCCTGATAATGCTTTATGTAAAAGCTCACTAGTTGACCTCGTTTGATTTTTCAAAATAGAATTTACTATTGATTGACCTACATTATTTTGAGATTGTTTATCCATAGTCATAAAGTGATCCATTATATTTTCTCTACTTTGCCGACCAATGGTGGGAGCTACCATAGTTAAAAAAGATGATAGTTTACTTATATGAGCAGCTTTATCTTCTTTTAATTCTGCACCATTTTTTTGTTTTGAATAGACATTTTGTAGCAATGTATATACTTTTTTAGCTATTTCTTTTTCATTTTTACCAAGTTCCATCATATAATTACTTACTTCAAACATTTTATATTGTTTTTGATTTTCTCCACCAAACATCCCTTTATAAATAATATCAGCATAACTAGGTGCTAGACCAAGGCTTTTGCCTTTTGATGAAAGGTATTGTCTGGCTTCCATCATTACCAATGCTTTTTCCATATTGCCAAATATTGTGGCAGTCTCAAGAGCTTCTCTTAAAATAAATTCAAACTGTTCAGCAGTAGTTATGGGTTTTATATGTGTCCAACTTTTAATTTCATGGTAAGTTTTAAATAAAGATGCTCCCATGTGGAGAACAGGAAACCTTGGATTATCAGAAGGATTTCCATTTGTAAGTTTAAGAATCTCTGCTATTCCTGCAATATGGGGAAATCCATATTCAGCAACAGGTGAGATACTTTTACCAATCATCACTGTTGATGTACTATCATCCTTTTCTAAACCCATTTTAGACCTATACACACTAATTGCCAGATCATAAGACTTATTCATTATTGGATCTATTATTCCAGTTTCAAGTGCCATTCTCCACTTAGGATCGGAAACGAAAGGCGCACCCTCCTCATCATTTAAAAGATCATAAATAATAGCAGCTAATGTTCCTCCTACAAGACCTGCATCGCCGAATAGGATGATTCGTGCTAAAGCTAGTCTTGCCCTATCATCATCATTCATTATAGTTGCAGTATCTTGAAGCTGATTCATTGTTTGTTTCTGTATAATGGCTTGGAACTGTAAGAATGGTTTTAACCAGTTATGTTGATAATCATAAGAAGCACCCTTATTCATTGATCCAGAAAGTTTTAAACCTTCTGCTGCAATGATTGCTTTATTTTCTGGAGTTCTCCAATCTAATGTTGGATTCTTTCTTTGCCATAGATGCTTCGCCATTGTCAGATTACCCACTCTTTGTGTTAATTCGGCAGGATCATAACCTACTTTTCTAGCAGCGCGGGGAGCGAATAATCCTACTTTATTTATATATTTTAATCCAAGATCTGTATAATCTTCTACAAGCATATTTTTAGCATCATTACTCATATCACTAACATAAGCATGGGAATCAAATCCTGATAACAAACCAGACTCCTCAAACCATGCCATTGTCTCATCAAATTCCTGATCTGACAATCCAGAACCTCGTCTAGCGTGGTACATTATTAAGCGCGATATTGGCCCCAAATCATGTGAAGTAGCCGTAAGAGCTAGTCTAAAGGACATCATTTGAGCCATAGTTTTTCCCCACTGATTAGGGAATAGTGAGTGCATCACTAGCATTTCTGCGGGTTGAATCATATATTGTCGCAGAATATTCATTGAAATCATATTCATTGTAACGAACTGCGTTGCCCATTTATAAGGGATATTACCTTGTCTAGATAAAAGATATAATTTATCTACCATCCCCTTTGATTCTTTATGAAACATTTTACTTATATTCTCAGGGACAATTAATCTCTCTGCTGAATTAGCCACACTATGCCACCATCTATTCCATCTAAAATCTCCTGCTTGTTGAATTTGATTGAACCTTTGGTTATATTTAAAATAAGCCTGTGCTTCCTGTAATCTAATCTGATTTTCTTTAGTGTTAGGTGTGGGAGGAATAAGTTCTTCTATAAAATCTGGCATTTCATTTACATAATGGGACGGAATCATGTCTCCAAAATTCTGAATAAACGACTCTTTTATTGCAAGACCATGATCCCCATGGGCAGCGTGTTTTGCTAAAGTACGATAGCTATCTGTAATAGAAACCCATCTATCTTCATTTCTAGCAAATCCCTTTAAAGAAAGCATCTTTTCTCGTTTTCTTTTCGCATGAAGACGTTCAGATTTTTTAAGTCTATAAAGATCTTCTATTTTTCTCATAGATACCGAACCAGTATCTTCCCTTGGTACTAATATCATATTAGGATAGTCTTTTATATATCTATATATAAATTCATCAGCATCCGCCTTTGTACGGAATCCTCCTAATGTTGTCTTAATTTTATATAAAGCAGCATGACTAGTTACTAGTTTTCCATCCATAATTGCTTTTTCAGGGAAAGCATCAACAAAGTAATTTTCTTTAACTGCTCTAGGAGAGTAGCCATCTATTTCGTCTAGGATAAATTCAGGTAAATAATTAAATTTAAGATTTCCATCTTGTTTTACCACACCATATTTATATGTACGAACAAGTTGACCTGCATCAGTTTTATCTATCTTAATATCTTCATTTAATTTAACTATAATTTTATTCTCTGCATCAAAAGCTTCTTTATTATATTCAACAGCTAAGTTCCTATCATAATCCCATAACATAGTGTTGCCCTTACCTTCACGAGCTAACAACGATGATATATCATTTGGTTGTAACTGCTTAGTTACCACACCCAGTAGTTCGTCTACTTTTCCATCTTTTTCATTTACTCTCCACAAAGCTTCCATACCTTGATATGCAAGTTTATTTCTATATTCTCTGTTATCAAAAAGATATTCAATCTTTACTGCTCTCCGCCATATTTGATGAGTTGCATGAAGACGTTCTAATGCGGGTACTCCAAGGTGAGGAAACATTACAGACAAACTTTTCATATCATAAAAAGCACCGTCAGTCCTTAAATGTGCATTCTGTTCTGCATGATTTATTACTTCATCTAACTCTCTATTATATTTTTTATTTTTAAGAAGAGCCTCATTAAGATTTTTTGTTAAGTTTGTAAATATTGCTCGTTCTATTTCCTGATTGACTATTCCTGCATTTTCCATCGGTGGATTTAATCTTCCAACTTTTGAAATATTGTCAAACCACGTACTTCGAGCCAAATCAGTAACATCTTTTTTTATTGGCCCAATACCCATACCTATCTTTTGTACGTGTGTATCAGTTAAACTTACTGGTTCATATAGTTGTTTCCAATTCCATGCGACAACATATCCCCCACCCTTTGGAATAACTTCAAGGGTACTTTCTATAGGGACTTGTCCTCTTTCAATTCTTTTCTCTAATGTTATTAAGAATCTCTTTGCACCAAGTTCAGTGGGAAATGGTAATTGTTTAGTTGTACCATATAAATCTGTTCCCTCTGAAACATTATTATTAATATTTACTCCACCAAGGTAACTATTAGCAGGAAGCATATTACCCTTAACTATAAGTTCTCTTTTAATGTCAAATACCGCAGCTACATCTGCATTACGCTTAGTTACATTTATAAAAAAAGGATCATATTGGGTGGATGTAAAAGCCCATTCTGCCTGTTCCGCCATATTTCCACCAACTTCATTCATCTCGTTTATTATTTCAGGACTAAGCTGATTATCAGTTGGGTGTGGCCTATGTATCCTAGCAAGTGCCATGGATTTCCAAACACCATGTATATCTCTTCCGCCTGACATTTCTTTAGTTAGTTTGCCTGTACTATCCTTCTTTATATTTTCAGCTATTATCTTTCTTGCTTCAAGAGGATTAGCTACATTCATAGTTTCATATATACTATTATGAGGCACATCCATATCAGGCATACGTTTATCAAAGCTATTTGTATTGCGACCAAAAATGCCGCCAATAATAATACCCGCCAGTGCGTTAATTGACATATTCATTACATCAAATTGAGGCTGTCTGAGAGCAGGATAAGCTTCTAATATGTAATTCTGCATTGCTGTATTCATTTCACCAAGGGTTACATTTATCCCACCATTCCATAACATACGAGAAATTATTGTGCTTGCGCGAATAATAGGTACTGTAAAGTCAACACCCGTGGTAACTGCTTGAGCTAATGAAGCTTTTAATGCTGTATCATAATCTACACCCTCATAATCTAATTCAGAAAATCTAGATGTACCATCTATTACTGCTGCTATAAAGGCAGCGGTAGCTATAGGAACAATAAATCCGCCCGTGAATAACGCAAGACTAGCAGGTGCTATTATCCCTGTCATGTGACCCAATGCTGAAGCTACTCTATACTCTTCTTGAGTTTTACGAAACTCTATCATTCCTGCATCATATTCTGCTTTAGAACCACCTAATATTTGAAGCTCTGATCCATCCCATACATGGTCAATCCCCTCAAAGAAAGCAGAGATATGTCCTCGTACACCTCTTTTGCTTACGTCTTCATCCAGTATTCTATCATAATGTGTGAGGACTCTCTGAGGCATCTGTGTTTGTACTATATTTTGAGATTCCCTTAAACTAGAAGGTAAATTAGGATTTGGTTTAGATAGTTTATTTATATAGTTTTCTTTTAAACTTGATGGTAAGTATCCACCACGACTATGTCTTGTTAGTACCTTTTTCTTAGCATCAGAATTAACAGTGGGATCAGCCATAAAAGACTCCATAACTGTTATTCTTTCCTCTTCATTTATTACTGCTGCTTGTGACTCTGCTTTTGTTACTATATCACTTTTTCCATCATTGATTAGTTGGGTAACTGATTGATTTTTATCGCTTTCAATGTTATCTCCTCCACCTAATTGACTAAGGGCGAAAAAAGTTTCTTGGTTAGCTTGCTCTTGTGTCTTAGCAGGTAACGGCTTTGCCTCTGGAGGAGGTATTCTATTATTTTCTGCTTCCAATCGGTACTCTTGTACTGTCTGCTGTGCTTCATCAGGAGCAGGAATCCTAAAAGGAGTAACATTACTCTTTTTATCAATAGTAGGTAAAGCATCTTCTTGAATAGGAAATTGCTCTACTTTCCCTTCCTGATTTGTAAGACCAGTATCAGCCCCACCCTCTGGCTCTATATATTCTACTACTATTTCTCTTTCTTTTGTACCTATGACCATGAATATGCACCACTTTTAATATTCGCACCAAACTGTTCCATTCCCCCGCCCGCTGACACTGCTGCTCCTGCTATTGAAGTTACTCCTTGGAATATGCTTTGAAGATTTCTTGTATTCCGTCCAATTTTATCATATTTATTTGAATACTGGGCAGATAAACTAGATAAGCGACTAAGTTCATCAGCAAAACCACCTCTTAAATTAGTATTACCTTGCTCTCGTCCTGTTGTCGTGGATAGACTAGATATTGCTCCCATAACACCAGACGTAGAACCACCTACTCCCGCAAGCACACTTTCATTTCTGATCTGTCCCTCGATTCTGCGCTTCTCTCGTAACTGGGCCATTCTTGCCCTAGCTGCATCTATTTTATCTCTCTTTTGTGCAACTCGTCTCGCCTCTTGTTCAGCAGCGAATTTCTTCTTTGCTATCCTGTTTTGCTTATCCGCACCCGATGCAGAAACAGCAGTACTTGCAGCAACTCCGCCCGCAGCAACCACCACTCCTGCTAATAGTATACCCTCCATTAGTCCCATTGTGGGCATTATAAATTCTCCTTGTTAAGTGAATACATTACTTGGTCTTCCATAGTTCCATCATATAAAAAACTATTTGTTAAGTTACCTTCTTTTTTAAAGCCACATTTTTGTGCTAGTTTTATTACTAATCTATTATGAACAGGAATTAGAGCAAATACTTTTTTTATCTTAGGTATAGAAGCAAATCCCACCCTTAATGCTTCTCTTGAAAAAGCTAATGTATGACCTCTTTCTTTCTTTATTACTGGTGATATATGTATTTGATAACATTCGTAAGATATAGGCACTAAAACTATTTGCCCTATAGCTAGATCATCCTTTCTCATAACTATTATAATGGTAGGAATTGAACCCCCATCATGTAAATCTACATAGAATGTCAAGGTCTTGCAGGTGCTTCCATTAATACAGCCCATCCTAGAAGTTTACAATCTTTTCCTGTTTCAGATTCTATTCTCAATGAAAGTGATTTACCATTTCCTCTTAATTTACTTTTCGTTACAATTATATTCTTACCATAATCAAATATATCTGATGCACCTGTAGGAATGTAGTTTCTCTTATATCTATATGTTTGGAAAGCTGTACCCCACTTGCCACTATTAATACTATCTGCCCAATCCCATTGTGCTTGTACCAGACAACCTGATGGATTGTCAGGCATTAAAGCACCCCCTACGTCAGTAAACCCATCCTCTGTCCTATCAAAGTACATGAATAAATAAGGAACATACTTTTTCCTCATTAAGTCACCAAATATATCGTATCCTGTTATAAGATAACTAGAATAATCTACTCCCGCAGTATTTTCTGTATACCAATCTAGGAAGGAAGTATTACTATACCTTCCTATTGTAATATCTGTACCTGCTGATACTAGAAAAGCATATGTAGTTCGTCTGTTAGACCTAAGAGAGGTTGTAACAGTAACTCCTACAGTGGCAGCTAGTACTACATCTGTACCTACAATAACATCTTCAGTACTATCCGTAGACGTAAATCTAGGAAGTGGTATATAATCTGCTATAAAAGGACTGCCACTTGCTAGTGGACTAATTGTATTAGGATAGAAAGATTTTAATGTTAAGTCAAGTACAAGTTCTTTATTATATTTATTTATGTAATTATTAGTGGCATAGTCTTCATCATCATTATATAGCCATCTAATTCTATTTTCTTGTTCTTCATACATCCCAACTGCATTTTGTATTGCTATATTAGATATATTATTATAAAGACCCTGAATAGTTGTCAAAGTTATTGATTCTGATTGATACCTACCTGTAGTATTGTCTTGGGTTAGGATAAAAATACCCGATCTTGACCAGTAAGCTACTGATCCATTTACTTCTATAATACTTCTAGGACTTTCTGTTCCTATAGAAGTTACTTTGGATGCTTGGAATGAGGTAGCTTTAAATCCGCCCAAATCACCAAAGATTTCCCATACGCCATTTTCTGCAAATACTAATAATGAAGACTTAGTAGAAACAAGTTTAACTACCTTAGTAATATCTGGCAGTTGAATAGTTCCCCCATCTGTATCTATAATATCACTAATTTCTGGTGATGTAGGGTCTGCTGACATATAGCATTTATCTAAAGCATCAGTAGAGGTTGCTACTTGTGTAAAAAATACAAAGCCAGAATAAAAAGGAGATTTGGAATCACCGCTTTCTACAGATGAAGAGACTCCTGAATAAAATACTCTACCCGCATAAGTAGCTACAGTAGTTAAATTACCCGTTTCTTTATCCGTAGGTAAGGAAGCAATACCACTTTCAGTTACTCTAGAAGCACCACGATGGAGAGCATCAATAACATAATGTCCTTTACCTGCGGGAGCATTATCTTGAAAAGCCCTATCCATAATAGTAGGATTATACTTTTCAAAAGTAGCTGAATCTGTAGTATCTGCCTCTTTACCAAAACTCCAAACATCAGAATTGCTAGGATATTCAGCGAGAGTTGTAAATGTACAATTGATTGCATCTGAACCACAAGTAGATACAATTTTAGGAGACCATCCTTGATTTCTTAAATTATAAAAATGTTCATCAGAAAGAGTTGTAGGTCTGAAATCATCAGCTAAACCATCATCTATTCCCCACACATCTCTTATTTTTAGAGTAAGAGTTGACTGAGTAACTGCCTCAGTTACTCTATTATAAGTTAGTAATATAGGGTCATCTATATCAGCAGAAACCAGTACAACATTATTATTAATAGTTGTAACCTGTATATCTGAATTAGCAAGTCCTGTTATTGTTATAGGATTGCCACTATTAAGATATTCAGTAGTAGGAGATACATTTAATAAATTAATAAACCAAAGTTTATTAAAAGATCGTATAATACCTACCACTTTAGATGTATCACCATCAGGACTATTCCAATGATGTAGGCTTTGTCTCGATCCCGCCAATACAGTTTCAGTAAGTCCCGTAGCTTTCTTTACATAGTTAGTTTCATAATCTACTCCTAATCTACGCAAACGTCTACCCGTCCGTTCTAGGACAAAGTTGTCTTCATCTACAGAGGCACTTTCTGGAAAGGTTAAAGCAGTCGCTTCAGTAATTAACCCTCTGACAAAGTTATTATGTTGTTTCTCTGAACTAGCCTTTGCCATGACTACTTATCTATTTCCAATCCTTTTACTGCTTCTTTTTTAGCTCTCCACATATTAAATGCTTTCTTAGCCATATCTTCTGCCGTAAATAATCCCTGTAATTCTTGGGGAATCTCTCCACCACTATTCCATTTAAAAGCTAGTAAAGGCGATTTAGGATCTACGCCCAAGTGAAGTTCTTTTCCTGCTGCTGTTGTGTACATTAACATTAGTATTTTTTCCCCTTTCTTCCAAAACCTGCGAAGTCAATTCCATTACTTACTCTGAATGCCTCTTGAGACATTCTTCTTCTTTGTATTACTGATTGTTGCGCTGCAATTGGATTCTCACTTTGTTTCAATATTACAAAACTTGCAGTCTTTGCATCCGCTAAAAGATAGCTAAATGCTTGTGATGGTAAATCAGGAGTAAAAGTATTAGTAGCAGACCATGTAGGCTGTACTTTACCAAAACATTGTGATTTACTTTGTTGCATATTAGTAGTATCTATAGCTGAATCATAAGAATCAAAGATTAAATACTCATCATCAAATGATGTATAAAAAGTAGCAGCAGCATCATTATTAATATTTAGAGAAACTCCAGTAGCATCTACAACAACATCTACAGTTGCATCATCGCTTTTCCTTACTGCTATTAAATCTACAAATTCTTTAGGAGTTTTATATTTTATATCTATATATTTATCAAATGTATCTGCTGCTGTCTTAGTATTATATTTAACCCATTCAATGTCAATAGCATTATCTGGTATTTTCATGTGAGTAGGTCTAGCAGCAGTAGCAGCCTCTAGTCGGATAAACTTTTTTAATTGAGGCCAATCTTTCCCATCAATTAGATTATAGTATGATGTTTTTATTATTTGAGCTACTTGTGTACTTTCTACAGTATCAGAAATATCTGATACATTATCTGAATCTAAATCAGATAATATGTCCTGTGTTAGTTCTAGTAACGTCATTGAAGGCATTAGGCTGTCCTACGAAGAATAACAGTTATAGTACAAGCGGTAGCAGTTGTGTTACTTCCTGTAACCACAAAATTTACTGCTTGATTTGCTGTTAAAGTATTAGCACCACTTGGGGATACTGTGTCTACATCACCCGCAGCACTACCTGATTGAGTAATAGTTATAACACCACTTGTTACTGCCGTTGTTCCTATTCTAGCTGTTATTGTGCAATCAGCAGTAGCAAAAGCATTATCAATTACACTTGTAATACTAGTAATTGTTCCTGCATAAGGAGTAGCTAGATAGTAAGTTTGATCTGCCACAATATCTGGAATAGTTACATTAAGAGCAAACTCTTGGAATTTCCACAATCCTGCCCCTGAATTAGCATGAAGGGTCTGATTTGTAGTAGCTGCCGACACACCTTTAGTTTCATGTAGCTCTGCATTAGTAATATTTTTATGTTCTATTGTCATAAGTTTTAGACTTTATTAAGAAAAAAGGGAGGGCTTTTATACCCTCCCTTTAATTTACATCAATGAATATTATTCATTCCCATTAAGCAGCAGGAACGTCTAAGTATTCAACAATGATTTGCGCTCTACCTGCGGTAAATGTACCTGTAGCTACGACTTGTAGTTGACCTACTGCATCTAGTTTGCCCATAACAGCATTACCAGAATTAGTACCGCCATGAGTAGAAGATTTCAATGCAGCAATAACTTCACTGCCATCAATTTCTGCTAGTACAAGAGCATCCCACAGTTTATCTTCGCCTGTGCCGATAGCCGTAGCATCAGTTTCAACGAAATCAATATCATAGCTTGTGCCACCTGCGAAAGCAGTAATAACTTGAAAATATGCTTCAGTTATATATGTATTTGCAGGTAAACGCAATACCATTTTATTGGTAGTGTCACTTACAGGAAGATCACTATAGTCAAAAGTCCATACCGCTTTTTTGGTTGGCCCTTGAGAAGGAATTACACCGCCAAACTTCTTGTCGGTACTCCTTGGCCCATAATGATTTTCTACGTTTCTAATTAAATTTGTCTCGAATCCCATAATAATCTCCTTTTAGTAGTTAGTAGGGTGAGTAGCAATAGCGATCAAAGTATCTGTTCGCTGAACACCTAACCCAAAACGTGAAGTTACTTGGAAATTATCACCGCGATTATTTGGATCGCGCCAACCTTCTGTACGTGGTTGTCTGCGCCATGCGTGCATAACTGGCTTGCAGTTATCATCTGCAACACACATTGCAATATTCATAACATCCCCAATTTCAGCAGTATCATTTGCTAGATTGTAACTAGAAGCATTTAGTGCTTCAGTAGCAGTCTTTACTGGTAGGAAGTTACTTGTCCAAATATCAAACCCGAATATATTTTTAACAAACTTATGTTCCTTAGAAAAACCTTCAGTAATAATACCTTCAAAATGAGGGTTATTACTTACGTTTGTCAAGTTACTAAGACTGTTAAAAGTTGCTTCTACAACTGGATCAACAATCATAATACGACCATTGGCAGGAACTCCTGCTTTATCCATAGATAGTTTAGCAGCGATAATGTCATCCATCGTCATTACGCGAGTAGTTGCTGATGCACCACCTGCAACCCAACGATGAGGCTGTCCATTAACCAAATTAATATCAGCATTGGTTTGTCCAGTTCCACTTTCACTACCTGCTACCGCCAAGAAACGAGTTTCATGGTTTACTGCTAATGCCCTAGTAGATTCCACTGCCCGCATACTCATAAGAGCTTCTACTTGCGCCCCATCTTCCCTAAGTTCATCAGATACACGCCAAGCATCAGCTTTGTAATCTGTGATTGAGAGAGTAAGGGTATTGTTATCGATTGCATTGAAATCAAGTGGTGTATCTTCTGCACCATCTTGGATCGTTACAGTACCGATTGTTTTAATGTTTAAAGTCGTTCCACTCCCGAAATCCGTCACATCACGCCACAATCCGTCAGGAAGGGCAAATGTTTGTAGATTATCAAGAATAAACTGACTATACTGTTCTGCTTCAATAAAAGCAGATGAGTTACTTGTCAATTGAGACATAAAATATTTCCTTTAAGTTAATTATAAACCAAGATTCTTTCTAGCTTTTTCTCCTGCAATTGCCCAAGCTGTCTTAACATCTTTAGTATCAAAACTTTTTACTTTAGAATTAAGATCTCCTGTAGGTTCTGCTTGATACGCTTGTGTATTAACAGACCCCATAGTAGGAGAAACATCAGTTTGTTTTTGTTCAAATCCTGCCATTTTAAAAACAGCAGTAGGTGAATTGGCAGCAATTATATTCAAATCAGCTACAGTAAGACCAGAATCTTTGGCAAGTTTGTTATAAACTTCCTCGCCTTTAGTACCATATTGCTTTATAAATCTTTGCGCTACGGTGCTATTATTCTGAGCCTTTACTTTACTTTGCTCTATTTTGGTTAACTCTTGATTAACCATCGTAGAAATGTGTTCTTGATTTACTTCTGCTCTAGGAGTTGTCTCCCCTGTTGCTTGGGTAGATCTCAATTCATCGACAAGTTCTCTAGTTGTTCTCTGTCCTTCCAATGTTTGCTTTAATGAAGCGTTTTCTGCTTCAATAGTTGCAATATGATTCTGGGCAGGTTCTATAGAAGCATAAGCTGCTTCAACTGTTGAGTACTTCTTCCCTTCCCCTACTATACCCTGCAATTCAGTCGGAATTACTGGTGTGGTTGGAGTATCTAATACTGGTGCTTCTGCTACTTTCTCTTCAGGTTTGTCACCTTCAAATATTGTTTCTTCGCTCACTTTTAGTTCCCTTTGTCAGGTAAAAAATTAAGTAACCTTTCAATGCGTTTTAAATCGCCTAATAGAAAGGATTGTTGTTCCGCCCATGATGGACTTGAAAAACTTTCTTCGGAGATCATCTTTCGATAAGAGGTGGCTTTTTCTTCTTCTAAATATTTTCTTAGGATATTTACCACATCCTGCTTCGACATCTTTCCCCATTCTTCTTTATCTACACGTAAAAACTTATTCATAAATTATATTTAAAGTAATAGTTATATAAAGCTACGTTTTTATGTACTCTACTATTATAACACGAAACAGCTTAAAAGTCAAGTTATTTCTTAATTATTTAATCAATCATCTCTTCTTCTAAAGGAATTGATTGTTCATTTTGTAATTGAACTTCTGCTTGTTGTGCTGCCCCTTGTGTTTCTTTTTGCTCTTGTATAGCTATATTAGGGCTAATTAACTGGAATTTCTGAAGACCCATTGCTTCTTCTAACATCTTAGCCAAGGCTATAGAAGACACATGGGGAGCTATTACTCCCGCTACTGGGCCATTAAAGATTCCCATAACATTCTGAATTAATTGATTTCTTGATGCAAAATGTCTTGCCCCCATAGGGATTAACTTACCCTTTGCAGTTATGTCTGTCTTCTCAATATCCATAAATTCAACTACACCAATATCCTCATCCATGACACGAATAAGATCTGATGTATCTAAATTTCTCCTAGAAACCTCAAGCATTTTATTTAAAGCTTTTTCTAAGAATCTACGTTCAAATTTATTTGTTTTGTTAAGGAAGATTCGTTGTGCTGCATTATCTAGTTTTTCTACTTCAAAAGCTGTCTTTTCTCCTTGTGTACGAATACCTAGAGCATTCTTAGGGCTACCTGCTAGTTCTTCCATAGTACCCATCAATCCACCAATCTCATTATTAGTTGCTAAAGCTTGTGGATTAAGGTTAAGCATTTGTACAGCACCATCTTCAGGTAGATGTACAATGCCTTTAGGCTGCCATGAGAAAGGTTCTACTGCTCCTTTAAGAGCTATCATAGGAAATACACTTAAATCAAACGCATCTGCTTTAAGATTTTCTAGATGATCTAATCTATATTGCAATCCTACTAAATTATCTAGAGGCCCCATTGCCCAGAGGTTATCTGGACGTTCCCGCCATCCAACATGAACCATGTCATCTCTACCCATCCAACTAGGATTTTCAATACTACGTAGGGTAAATTGTCGATCAATAACTGTAATGATTACATTTTCTTTTAATTCATTTTTATCTTGATCGAATAGATCTCCTTTAAACTCAAGAATTTCTACAAGTCCTGATTGTAAATATTCAGATAAAGAACCAAATCCATCAAAAGCTATTCCTTCTGCTTTATTAATTTCTTCTATACTAAAAGAACTTAACGCATTATTTCTACGATCCATAGCTTTATTTAGTACCGCTTCATTATATTGAAGATCTGGTCTTGTTCTAATTTCTTTCTTTAGTTCTCCTATATTTTTGAGTGTCCTAACAATCTTTGGGGATGCCTCAAAGCTAGAGGCAGCAGGATTAAACACAATGTCATAAGGAGACACACGCATAAGCTTTGGGCCAATAAAATTAATAGTTTCATCGCCAGTTTCTTCATCTACTATAGCATCCTTTACCCATATTATTTGACCAAATACATTGCCTGTATCTATATAATCATGGAGCAAATCTGATATAGTCTCCATAAATCCACCTTGTTGTACCTTATTCTTCATATAGGCTTTAATAGTGTCGGCTTTAACTTTTACAACATCACTCTCGGTTTCCCCATACCATTCTAACCAATTATCATTAGGAAACATAGAGTCCAAATAATGAGCATGAAGATTATCCCTAATCTGGGTTAGTTTAGGAATAGTGGTTCTATTTTTCCACCCACCTTGATTGTTAGAGGTAGTCGTGGTGTCAGTAGCAAAAAGATAGTTTCTTAACTCCTTCCACTCTTCTTCTTTAGATTGTTTCTGCATTTTCCATTTACGATAAAGTTGGCTAATCTGCCTAGCTTCACCTTCAGGCTGCAATAAATTATTAATACTAGCTACGTCACCTGCCATTATGTCTTCCTCTTTTTATTTTTTGTTGCTTTCTTAGCTGCTGTTTTTTTCTTTTTTTCTGTTTTATCTTTATTTTTATTAACGTATTTAAGTTCTCCTGCTAAATCCAATTTCTTTTTACTTACAGGAAGACCTGCTGTTTTTCTTTTACCCTTATTCTGCATTGCTATTGTTCTACTTTTAGTATTATCTTTAGAGACTTTTTTGCCTTGTCTTTTAGATTCCTTTTCAATCTCAGCATCAGTATATACTTTTAATCCTTTTGGAGGTAATCCTAGAGCTTTAGCCCGTGATTCTGCCTCATCCTTTCGAGATTTTTTATAAGCATTTCCTGCTACTATTTTTTTCTGTGCCATTACATCATACCTCCAAATCTAGGGTGAACTTTAAGACTATCAATACTCACAACATTATTTGCCCATTGTCTAGGGATAACGGCAATCTTAATAGCATTAGATAGGGCTTCTTTTACATCATCATGTGGTGGTCGTTTAAGTATCAATTCTTCTTCTAGTATTTGACAGTTACCTGACTTATAGTGCCACACAGATTGATTCTCATACTTAGGTTCGAGTATAGCTGATACTCTTTCTTCTTTATCACCCTCTTGTCTAGATGGTCTATACTCATCTATTACTAAAGGCAATCCATTAGGTTTGATATAGCTTTCTTTAAGTTCGTTTACTATTTGCTGTTGTGCCACTGTTACTTCTGCACATAGCTTCCTAAATCCCCACTTGTTTTGTGCTTTAACAATATGATTAAAATACTCTACAATACGATCTGTCTTAAACCTATCAATGTCTAGTACATAGAAATTACCAGAGGAAGATACACCTACAGTTACCAGTGCTGTATAATCAGCTTTTCTCTTTAAGGAGAATGCGAAATCTATCGCTGCATAAGTAGATAATTTCTCTCTAGCCATAAACCAATACTCCCCATTCTTTGTTAAAAGTCTAGGTTCATAGTATTGAAACTTCTCTGGGTTAATTCCCCCACTTCCTATAGCATTAGGATTATTATAATATTGTGCATAAAAATGTTCATGTATTAAATACTTAGCTTTAATACCTGCAAGTATCTTCTGGTTAAATCCAAACCATTGTCCATCAGTCCTTTGTTTCCGAGGCCATAGAAACTCACCTTCTGTTTCTACTTGCCGTTCAAAGACCTCATATACATTGTCTGTATCTGCTTCATTTCCCTCATCATCATATATAGTCACTTGCATACTAATAAAGTTACTGTAGATGTCTCTAGGATCATATCGAGTTCCTACTGCCACTTCTTCTGCATTAGGATTTTCAATAGATGCAAGTTGAGAATATAAAGCTTCTACCCTATCTCTGCCATCCTGAGTATAGGCATTATTAGGCACGACCAAATCGTCCAAAACCACCAAGTCTGCATGGAAACCAGTAACATTAGCAGTAATTCCAGCAGCCTTAACCGTACTATCCCTAACACCCTCTTTTTTCCTGATTGGATGATCTACGCATATTTCTTCTACAGCCCATTTCTCTCTCTTTCCCTCTTCTGTTTTTAACATCTCAGGCCAATATCTTGCATAGATTTCGCTATCCAATATTAACTTAATTTGATATAATTGTTTTTCTGCTAAAGGTGCGGTTGCTGATATATACAATACTGTAATGGCAGGATTCTTTGTTATCTTCCATGCAGTATAATATGCAGCAAGTTTACTTTTCATGTGACCACGAGGTAGCAATACAAGTCTATTAGGCTTTGCATCTTGCCTAGTAAGCCATTGCATTAGTTCCTCATGGATTAATCCTATTAGGAGATGCGGAGCAACTAGCCTCACAAAGGAGATAAAGTTGTTCTCCGCCAATACCCTAATCTGTTCTACTCTAGAGCTAACCACGAACTCTATTTCTCCATTCGTGTATTATCTTTAAAGCTGTCTCTGCTTTACTCAATCGTTTGAGTAATTCACTTCTGGAAAGCTGCTCAATGGATCTGGACAAATTGCGGGGGCGAGAAGCGTTTGACACCCTGTCAGCATCAATATGGTCAATAATATTGTTAAATTTCTCATCAAGTTCCTCTTTAAGTTTATCATTATGTTTATTAATTTTATTACTAGAGTCTGATTGATATTTCCCTAGTGCTTGTAATCCCGCAAGTTCCTTTCTAGCTGTATCCCTTTGACGGGCTGTATATTGTCTCCATCCATACATTCCGCCAAGGATAATTGTATAAGCTAATAGAACGTATGTCATTACATCCATACTAATCTATTGAATCTTTTTCTTTAATAGCAGTAACAACCAAGCCAAATACAAATGCTATGACAGTGGTTAGTTGTAATTCTTGTTCTACTGTTAGTGTTAATCCAAAGTGTGCGCCACCCCAAATTAAAGCACCAACTACTGCTGTTTGGGTACTCTTTTCTTTAAGTCTTCCTTTAAGCCAATTCAACATAATAAATCCCTATAAAATATGCTACATAAGCGCAGATGATACCTGCATAAGCGAACCATAAATCCCTTCGCCAAACCGTTACTTTCCGATGGTGCTGATAATACTCCCTGCTTAAAGGGAATAATATTACTAACCAGACAAACCATAATGGTTGCCATAGTATTAATAATGCGGGTACAAAGGCTGTAGCCCAGTGTGCAGGTTGATTTACCAACCACTCCATAGCCCAACTTCGATCTTTACTCATTTATTAGTCCTTACAATTATGTCGGAATAAACAAACCATGTTACTACAATCTCTCTAACCTCTGGGGAAGGAGTGGTATAGTGTCCATGAGTTGCGTGAGGCGGGAAAACAACAATCTTTCCCTTCTCTGTTTTTATTGCTTTATTCTGAGCAGGAAATATTAACTCCCCACCCTCTTTAACAGTATTAAGATGCAATACAACAGAAGCATATCTTAACAAGCATCCTTCATTAACATTTCCACCAAACTCTCCATCCGTATGATAATGACAAATCTGTCCTTTATCATATCTATGATATTCATAATCTTGGTCTGCTGATTCTCTTATCGGTTTATACCTTCTTGATATTAAAGATTCTTGAAGATTAGCAAATATTTTTTGTAATAATTTATCTACCTCACTTAATCCTTCTGTTTTTGTAATGTTGACAGTTTTTCCGTCCCTGTTATACATATGAGTATCACCCTTATTCACATAAGGATGAATACCACTTAGTATACTGTCTATATCTTCATTACTAACAAAATTAGGATACTCAAGTATCATTTACTAATCGAACTCTAGAATTAAAAGGAGTAGCAAGAATCTGTCTTGTCTTAGCCCCCTCTGTTACCATTTCATTTCTAAAACTCTCTGTAGCTGATGCTCCTTTACGGGCTTCATTTGCAGTGTTAATTAATAAGGCGGGCATCCATGCAATAGCACAACCCCAATCATCTGTGTCTTCATCCGTATTAACATTTTTACCTGATACTCTAATGTACCAAGGGCAACGAACTATAACTTGCTTACCATTAACGGTTTTAACTTCTTCACATTTAGCCCCTAAAGGGCATTCTCCAGTTTCTACATCCATTAGCTATCTTTGCTGCATAAAATTATGTCAATGTATGAGACATCTAAATTAATAGCACTCCCAGTAAAGGCGTGGCTATGTGTTGCTCCACTACCCGCACTACCTGTGGCTACACTAGTAGAAGTAGCTGTATAGGTTTGTGCGCCACCTTGTACTCCCGCAACAGAGGTGTTAATACCACCAGTATGAGTATGGGCAGGTATCTGTGCTACTGTAAGTGCAATTGCATCAGTTGTACCACTTGGAGTCTGACTAGCAAAAGCTGTTTCAAAAGCTACTGAGCCACCTGTACCTCCCCCAGTTCCCGATACTACTCTAAATGCTTTATCATTCTGAGAAGTTATCTTAGTCCACCCTGTTGGTGCATTGGCTTGCCAAAATAGCATGACAGTACCCGCAGGAATTGCAGAAGTAGGATAAGTAGGTAATGTTGTCCAATCAGCACTCGTTCCATTAGTTGTTAAGTACTTACCATTGTGAGATGTTTGAGTAGGTAAGTTAGCTGTAGCTACTAACTGCCATTTAACATTGCTTAAATCTGTACTAAATGTACCAGATGTATGTGCTAAAATACAAATATAACTTGTTCCACTATTCTCAACAACATCTCCTATTACATAAGCAGTAGTAGTTGCCCACGGCCCTTCCCAAACCCATCCTTCAATAGTAATTGGATTACCTAAATTAAGAATATTCTGTCCATTCATATCCAATGAACCTGTCATTGTGTTTGGAGCAGTTCCGTCCCTAGAAACAGTATTCTCTAATGCTGCTTCTATTAACGTATTGTTAGTATTAGCTGCTGTCGTTGATTGATAACCAGTGGTTACGTCATTTAATGTAAGTTTTGCCATTATTTCCCTTTAGGATACATAGTTTATAGCTCCGAAGTAAACTTACCTGATACTGTAAACAGTCTACCGTTGGCGGTAGTATTTGCTTGTCTATAAACAGCCCCTCCATTTACAGCAGTACTTTCACTACTATAAGCACCATCAAATCCAGCTACATTGACATCTGCCCAAACAATTGTAGGGGCGGCTCTCATAGTTACAGGAAGTTGATAATGGGCGCGATAAAACTCGTTATCCGCTGTATTTCCTGACCAGCCTGTCCTTGTTTCTTGGTAATACCGCTGACACAAAGCTAACTCTTCTCCATAACTTCTATGTTCAAATGGTGTGGCTACTGAGCCTTCTTCTAGTTGGACTCCAGTTATGTAAAAGGTTGCTGCATTTGTTCCAACTACCGATACCGAGCTATCTGCTGATAGTTCAGCCGATCCTACCCACGACCCTGCGGAGGCGGTAAAGTTTGTTCCCACACCCAACCCAAATCCAACTGTGGCAGAATGGGCATTAGTAGTTACCCAAGTTCCTGATGTATCTCCTGCGATGCTAATTGTCTTCTGTTCCCATGTATCTGCTGATGAAATTGTATAATTAAATGGGTAACTCCTAGCGTTTGCAGCATTTCGTACTGATCCTCCAAAAGTTCCTGTAAGACTAGACCGCACATAAAAAGAAAGTGTGACTGCTTTTGCAGAAGCTGTTCCCCACGCTAAATCAGAAAAGTTAAACCCTTCAATTCGTTGTTCAAATAGGAATAAATCACCAACTGCTAATGAATAAGCACTTAACGAAGTGATCTTTAATGAACTACTGAATCCCACAGGGGCTTCTGATTGTTGTTGAATTGAGAACTTAGATGCCTGATTTAATCCACATCTCCATCTGTCTGCTGAAAATATACCATCTGTAGGAGTGACAGCAGCCCCTGCGTTTCTCTGGTCAATCCGCATATCACCATTAATAATACGATTCCTATTCCCTGCTAACTGACCACCATTAAGTGAGGTAACTGTTGCAGCACCAATATTAGGAGTTACAAATGTAGGGCTAGTAGCTGTTAACGTATTAGTAATAGCTACGTCATCATTAGTATCCACACTTAGATAAGTATTGCCGTTATTCTTTAGCGTAGTAGTTGTGCTTGTAGTTTCTATACTAGATGCCATTATTTCTCCTCCAATGCTTCTATTCTTGTTGTTAGTGTTTCTATTATTGCTTGTTGTTCTTTAATTGCTGCTACAAGAAGTGGGATTGTTTCGGTATATCTAATACCTAAATATCCTTCTGCATCTTCTGATATAATTTCTGGTAATACAGCTTGAACATCTTGTGCAATTAAACCTACTTGAGATTTATTTTCTTCATCTGCAATCCATGTAAATTTAACTGCTCTTAATGTTTGAACAGCATCTAAAGCATTTTCAATATTGCCAGTAATGTTTTTTAGTCTTTCATCTGAAGTACCTGTCCATGATGTTGCTCCTGACGATATATAAACTCCTGCATCTGATGGTGTGTATACAACAAAAGCATCAGATGCGTTATTTCCAATTTTCCATTTGGCTGTTCCACTAGATGTAAATCCAATGGTAGCTTCGTTTCCCACACCACCAATTCTTTCAACAGACATTCTTGTATTTGCAACTGAACTAGTAGTTCCCACCAACACATTACCTGTGGAAGTGATACGCATACTTTCAGTTGCCCCACTTAGAAATGATAAGTGATTTGCAGTATTAGCGCTATTTACATACCCTGCCTGAATATAACTTCTAGAATTTGTATCATCTACGCCGATTTGGATAGCTCTTCCACCTAAGCCATTACTAACGGTAAGACCATTATTCGCCATATCCCCAGAAGTTGATGGTTGAGCATTACTACTTCCTAAATGTAAATCACTCATCGGGGCAGTAGTACCTATACCAACATCACCATTAGCTAATATCGTAGCCTTAGTAGCACTAGTACCACCAGTAGTTGTCTTTAATTCTAACTTGCCCTCACCACTAGATACCTCTGTGCCTGTAACTGTGGCTACAACAGGAGTCTGAGCGCAGCCAAAGTCTAAGCTATCTGATCCGCCATTTGGGGTTGTAATTTTAATTGTCATTTATTTACTTCCTT